ATTACAAGCAGTAAAAACAAAAGATGTTCCGGAAGTAGTACTTGAAAATACACCCGGAACGTTAAATGCTTCTTTAACTCTATAATCAAATCCATCAACAGTTATTTTATCATTACGTTGTACAGTATCAGCATATTTTGCTAACACAACAGCGTCGCCAACTTCTAAGAAACCGGCTTTTTGATAATCCCATTTTTGATTTGTTCTCATAAAATATGCTTTAATAGTTACAGCTGTTCCATCTGTTAAAGTTTCTTGTCCAGAAATATTTGATGTAGTTTTTACTATTGGAGTGTGTGATATTTGACGACCTGCGTAGTCATTTAATATTCTGTCAAAGTCTTTAACAGTTAAAACATTTTGTACCATTTTACATATGTGAGTGAATCTTTATAGAATCAAAAGGTGAAACGTTTTCTGCAGCTTCTTCCTTAACTTCTTCCTTAACTTCTTCTACAGGAGTCTCAGCAACTACTGGTTTTTCTTCAACCACTGGTTCTTTAACTTCCTCTACAATAGGTTCTACTGGTTTAGCTTCTACAACTTCTGGAGTTATGGTTTCAACTTTTTCTACTACAGGTTCAGCAATAGGTTCTGTCGGTTTTTCTTCTACAACAGGTTCTGCTACAATAGTTTCAACGATTTTTTGTTCTTCAGTCATTTTTTTTATTCCTCCCTTATCCAAATATAGTCCAAGGTCTATAAGTTGCTCCAGTTCTGAAGTCGCCACTTACTTGTCCTGTACTTTGTGTTCCATAAACTATGCCTCGGGCTTCGCCCTGTAAATAATCTAATGACGCTTTAACGTTCATATACGGTTCTCCTTTTGCTCCTGTAAATCCACCTGGTAATGAAACTGATGTAAAGTCGTCATATGTTCCTGCAATTTGTGCAGTTAAAGTTCTTATCCCAGCCAATACAATAGCTAACCGTCTAATTATTCTAGGTATTGGATAGACTCCAAAAATATATTTTAATTCAATAAGTTGTGGGTTGTTATCAGAAAAATATTGTACTTCAGCACTTGTGCTAAGTTGTATCTTTCCGGTATTACTATACTGATAAACATTAGAAATAGTTACATCGGTAGAATCAATTGATAATGCATTAAGATTTATTAGAGGTTGATAAGCAACATACATCATATTAGTTCCGTTACCATCAATTGTTTCATTCTTGTATCCTAATTTAATAATTCTATAATTTGAAGTAGAGTCTGGTGCAGTGGTGAAAACTGGACTAACAGTTAATGCGGTTGCAGTGTTTGCAGAAATTTCTCTGTATTGACCTTCACCTGTTCCACCATAAATCCAACATACATAACCAATATAAGAATCAACAGCCCAACCTTTTGAACTGTCTGCAAATCCTGATGTAGAATATGTTCCATCAGCTGTTCCGGATTGTTCTATGTTTCCGAATTTAGTTTTATAAATATCTTCAATTTCTTCCTCGGCATCTAAAATAAAACTTCCGATAACTGAATCTGCTAGCGGAGCTCCGTCTGATGGAAAACTAATAGCTTCTTTCACTTCTGCAATTGTGCAATATGTCATTACTTTCTACTCCGTTTGTTAGTTTTTTTAACTTTAATTTCTTTTACTACAGGTTCTTCTTTAACTTCCTCTACTTTTTTCTTTATGTATAAGTATCCTCTCCCTTCAGAATCTAAACGTACTTCACATTCCGGTGTAGAATCAGCATCTTTTCCTAAAGTTGAAATCGATTGTGTTGTTAGTGCCATATTATTTTAACCTCCTATGTTTATTTAAAACCATCTTATGAATCATACTAATTCGATACCGTCCTTATCTTTGTAATCGTCAATTCTTCCAATTGGAATGATGGCTGTGTTGAAAACAATTCCTTTCTTTTTCATATCCTCATTAAAACTTCCTACTTCTACTTTATCTAAATCTTCATCTATAGATTTTATACCCTTGAAGAATTTTCTAAAGTACTTAATATATTTTTGAAATTTAGAATGTAATTCAGTTGTAGTTCCCTTCTGAGCATTTTTATTATCAGCTTCATTATATCTTGCAACTGATTTAATATCTGATAGAATTTTTTCATAAGCATCTTCTTTATCATTAAATCCAAAATGTAATAATTTAATCTCTCTAACTCGCACTTTAGATTTACCATTAGCATAAACTCTTCCATTGAAGTTTTCTTCAAACTTCTTCAGGCCTTCTATAAAGCCTTCCACAACAACTATTATGTGTCCCATTTTGTTTTTGTGTTGAAATTAAAAAAATAAAAAAAAAATAAATATTGTTATTAGATAACTTATGCGAATTCGCCTGCGTCACTTCTACCGATTAATTCGATTACTCGAAAGTCATCTGTAGTACCACCTACTAATGTCAGTGTTAATACTCCAGCTGAAACGCTTGAGGTATTTGCTGCTACTGCTATTACACTACCATCTGTAGTGTGAGCCCAGCCACTTATTGCTAGTAAACCATTTGCTGCTATTCCGTAATCTGCTAAAGTAACTTCTAAAGTATCACCTGCATCAGCTGTGTTAGCCAATGTAATCATAATTCTCTTCAAACCTGCATTGGGTTCCATTTCCCAGCTTGCGAGTTTAGTTAAGGCTCCCATTATGCGAATACCCCTAAAGTACTTCTTCCAACTATTTCGATTACTCGAAAATCATTGTCAGTTCCGGCTGCAATAGTTACTACTAGAGTTCCAGTAGTTACTGCTGTTGTATTAGCTTCTACTGTTATGATACTGCCGTCAGCGGTATGTACCCAACTATTAACTGCTAATAGACCAGTTGCTGAAATACCATAGTCTGTTAAGACAATAGATAAAGTATCTGCCGCATCTGCTGTGTTAGCAAGTGTGAACAATACTCTCTTAATTCCTGCATTAGGTGATTCCTCGAAACTTTCTAGTTTTGTTAGTGCTCCCATTTTTTACTCCTTATTTGAAGATTATGAAACCAGATGTTGCCGTAGCTGTAGTTCCAGTTAAGGTAATTATATTACCAGAAATTGTTGCTGGATTTGCTACTCCGTCTGCATCTACTGTGCATGAGCACCAGATTACTTCCTTCGCATTTTTAACAGTCCAAGTATCGTTTTGCGCTCCGAAAGCTGCACTATCTACAAATCCTAGTTTTAAACCAGAGTTGGATGCACCGCCAAGTTCTGCTACTCTTCCTGCTGTTACGTTTGTGTTTGTCATTTGGGTTCTTCTCCTTATTTAATTGTGTTATACTCCGTCTAGAGTTTCTTGACTTTCGTCTTGAATATAAAAGTCCGTATCGTGGACAAGGCGCCAATAGCTTTCGAGTAGCGTCTATTGGAACGTTATGTCTTTTGTGTAAGGTGACAATTCCTTATTTTTATAAAAAATAAAAATAAAACTATATCTCGACTTACGCCGAAATTTCTGTAATACTTGAGCAAAAGCTTGTTGATTTAATAATCAAAGTTTCGTACATTTTTAACATGAATTTTTCTGAATCATTAGTTTTAGCTAAATCTTCGTAAGTTAAATCTTGTAGAACTCTCATTTCAACAACTGACATATCCAAAAAGTAAATTGCTTTACTTCCTGAAACATTTGACAAATACATACTTGGTATAACTGGAATCTTTCCTACCATTGTGTTTAAAACAATAGTTGAGAATCCCCAGAATACTTGTTCTGTAGGTGACATGTAACCAATCTTAGCTGTTAATAATCCTAATAAGTCTGTAAAGACATCACTAGAACAAACTGCTAAGTTAGGTCTACCACCATCGTCAAATGCATATCTAATAGCTAAGTCAATATCTGCTAATCCCATTGCTGCTGTGTTTTTGTCTACTGTGTTAGTAGTACTCATCAATTTAACAATACCTGAGAACTGTGTTGCATCTGTTGATGCATCACCGTTAACGATTAACGACTCTTCCTTCTCCTTAATTTCCCTAGTCTTTACAAGTACTTCCATTTGTTTAGCGTTAGTTGCGTTCTGGTCGTTGAATGCACCAGTAGCTCCGCCTGCTGGACTTAGTCCACCAAGAGACCATGCTGGCATAGCTGCAATAGCTGGTCCAGTAACTCTTCCAACTGAATAAACAAATTTAATAGCAGTGCTTGCTCTGTCGTAGGTTGTATTAGTTTCGCTAAGAGCTGCATCTTCAACTGCAGTAATTGCTCCGCCTTTTGCTGTAATTACATTATAGTCTGCATACATACCTTGATTAGTAACTCTTGG